AGGAAGAATTTGAAGAGATTATTAAACATTTATAGTTATAATAACTTTTAAATCATATAAAAGGATATAATATAAATGAGCATACCTGTAGTTTTAGAATATGATTCTACCTATAAAGCTTTTATAGAAAATAAGTTTTTTATAAATTGGATGAATATTATTTTTGATAAATATGAAGCTGAAGATGGAACAATATCAGAGGGTAATGCTCTATTATGGAGAGAAAATCCTAAATATTTATTATATGGGCTATATACTTGTGGAATGTTCTCAAGTGATAATACCTATTATATAGATTTAGATACTCAATTACAAGCACCTATTTTTGATACTATACCAACTTTTTATGTAGGGCAACCTGCAGTTATTACAGTTACTAATGAATATCCAACTAATACACATTTAATATTAGTTGATGCTATAAATTGTAATGTTAGTATATCTGGATTTAATTTAACTGTAACACCATTATCTGATGGTGAATTATATATAGCTATAGTAGCACAATGTGATAATTATAATGATTCTAATATTTCTATTATAGGAGACGCATCAGCTACAACATCTCCTACAGATATTGTTTATAATACTCTTGATTTTAATTTTAATGCAAAAGCTATTACAAAAACACTTGATGTATACTACACTACTAAAAGTAATATAACAATAGATGCTGAAACTAATGAATATATAATAAATGGTAATTCTATACTTAGTACTCCTATACTTTCTCAATCTCCTCCATTAGATGATAATAGTAATGACATTTTAAGATATGCTAAGAATATTTATATTGTAGAAGATAGATTTACTAATATATGTCATCCTATAAAAGATATTAGTAGCAGTTTACTATCTTCATTAGATTGTTATAATAAATTTGTTAGTAAAGTAGGACCTTTTAATGGTACTCCTATGGATAGTGCAGGTAATAACCATATTATATATGGTGAAAATGCGTATGGAAAATATGCAAAAATAATTAATCCTGGTAATAATTTAGAGCCAGGAAGAGTAAGTGTAGGTTTTAATATAGGTCTTGAAAATAAACCTGAATTTACATTAAATATAGCCTTAGGTGAACCATTACAGAGTAGCGATCACGTATTATATCAAGTTCCTGATTCTGGTGTAAAACGTGGATTGGATTTAAACGGTTTTTCTTTTACTTATGGGTCACGTTCATATCAGTTAATTAACAATATTTTTACTAATACAGGATATGATAAATATTTTTTAACTTTAGTATTCAAATTTCAAGATTATATTAAAGTATATAAAAATGGGGTATTAGCAAATACCGTTACAGAAAGTAGTACTTCCTTAATAAATGCGTATAATGCTAATAATGTACAATTTATAGGACAATCAGAAGCAAGTACTGAAAGTGGACTTGTTATGATATACTCATTTGATATATATGATAGAGTATTAACTGATGATGAAATATATAGTATTACTAAAATATATAATAGAATAAATGGATTTATAAGTACTACTATAGATGTTTCAAATTCTAAGGTTATTGCTATTGATAGTAATAATAATTCTGAAATTATTAATGTAGGAACTATGATATTTGAACCATTAAACAATACTTATACTTTTAGTTCAAATTCTTCAATAATTCCAACTCGAATTTATAAGAATTCAACTACTACTTTAAATATAGATTTTGGTGTAAGTGCAGTTTCTAACATAGAACATTACGATGTGGAGGTTTTAAATAAAGATAGTATCGTAAGTGAAAACGCTTTCACTGATGTATTTATAAGTAATGTGTTTAGTAATCAGTGTAATCCATATTATAATACTTCTACTACTGAATTAGGCAATTTACATCTTATTTATCTTACCCACCCTATACCCGAGATATACGATAGAATGGCTGGAATACTCTCTATGTATTGTGTAAGTGATAAAATGGCTTATTTTCATTTAATTCATCATTATAGTGCAAGTAATGATAGTGTAAAATTAGCATATGCTTCTATTTATAATTCTGAAATAAATTCTGATATAAAGGTAGCTAATATTAATGATAATGATACTTTTAGTTATATAGGATATGGCTTTCCTATAGTTATACTTGGAGGAAATTATTTATATACTCCTTTTTATAAATATCCTTTAGATAGTAATAATAAAAAAATACTTAGTACAAGAACTTCTTTAACTGCTTTTTTATATGATTGTGGTTTATTACGAATAAATAATTATTTATATTCTTTTGGTGGAAGATATGGAAATACTATGTGTACTAAAATTCGTAGAATACCCATAGACCCTATTACTAATGAAATATTGGATACATCAGTAATAGAGGATGTTACAGATTTACCTACGTATATGTATCCTTCTGGTGTAACAGATTTTCAATCTTTTGTAACTTACCCTAATAGATTTTATTTAGTAGGTAGAGATAACCTAATGTGTTATTATATAGTGAATAGTGATGGGTCTCTTTCTACACCTATTCAAGTTTTAAATGCGAATATAGATAATTATAATAATACTTTATCTTTTAATACAATGAGATTTATAGTATTTAAAAATAGAATATTTGGGATTGCATCATACGGATTACACACTAAAATATACAGTTGTGAAATAAATAAATTTGGAATACCTTCTTTTGAATGGATATTTTTAAAAGAAGTTCCTTTTTCTATTATTAATGCAAGTGTTATTAATAATAGATTATATGTAATGTTTGCTTATAAAGGATTTGGAGACTTTTATATTCCTACTCTTGGATATTTTGATATAGATGGATGGGATAGTTCTTTTACAAGTTTAAATAAAAATATTCCGCAGTCTCCTATGAGATTGAAATTAAAATATCCAGATACACAAATACCTGCTGGAACTACTTTTTCAAATACTATAAATAGTAATGATATTGGGCAATGTATTTCTGAAATTAATATGGATATTTATAAATAATAGGAGATATTATTATGCTTGAATTTAAATCTCTTTTAGATACTTACGGTATGTTTGCAATTCTAATTGTATCTATTTTTTATTTATCAAAGACTATATATAGATTTTTAAATAAAGAAAAATATAATAAAATAGATGAGTTCTCTAAGACTTGTATATATAATCCTTTAATAAAAGAAATGAGAGAAACTCAATTAGAAATGTTAAATATTTTAAAATCTATTGAGGACACTAAGAATAATAACAATGAGGCACTTTATATACTAAAAACTTTAAAGGAATATATAATGATGCAAACAATAAAATATGGGGGTAAGAATGATGATTAATATGTATTTAGAGCAACAAAGTATTTATTACAAGAAACTCTATATCTTTAATAAGTATGTTAGTTCTTTAAATAATTGTAAAAAGAATATATATTTAGCAATACAACACTTTTGGGATATTGAAATAAACAAATTTCTAATAAGTAATTCTGCAATAAATTTCCCTTTTGAAGAATGTTTTAACTTTATAGTAAATAATAAATATGCAAATAGTAATTTTACTACTTTCTTTTTTGCTTTTTACAAACCAACTGCAAAAGCTTTTATAAATAAAATTAATTCATTAACAAGAACGTATTTAGATAGCTTTATAACAGCTATATTTTGTATTTATGGGGATATGCTTAATTTATTAGCTATTGAATTAGAGGGTCTGGATATATCTTGTGAAGTGGTGGGTAATAATCATATATGTAATGACTTTAAATGTAAAGACACATCTAATATAGTAACTCTTTTAATAACCCCAGAATACTTTTTAGAAAGAGATTTATTTAATAATCTTATAGATGCGTTTAAATTATTAACAAATAAAAAGAAAGTAGTATTAATTGTTGATTATAGAAATTTACATATACCATACTCTTGGGAAAGAGAAAAAGCATATATACGTTATGAAAAATCTAAAAAATATTTTTGTGATATATACTTTTATAGATTTGGTGATAACATTTCTTTTGATGGATATGTAGAAGAATCTAAATTAATACACAATGAACAAGAATATAAAAAAATAATGTCTTTATTAGAAAATAAACAAAGAGTATGTAATGGATGATATAGATATTATTATTTATAGTATAGATGACATTTTTTTAAATGTTGTAGAAAATGATATGTATATTATAAATATTAATAATGAAGAAGAATTTTTATTAACTTTAGACAATGTATAGGAGATGGTATGTTATTAAAGCATTTTAAATTAGATGAATTTAAATGTCCTTGTTGCGGGAAATGTGATATGGATATGTCTTTTCTTATAAAACTTGAAAGAGCAAGAGAGAATGCGGATATTCCTTTTAAAATTACTTCTGGTTATAGATGTGAAAATCATAATAAAGAAATAGGAGGTGCACTTCTTAGTTCTCATTTAAAAGGTTTAGCTGCTGATATTGCTTGTAATAGTAGTATTCATAGATTTTTAATACTTAATTCTTTAATTTTTGCAGGTTTTAAACGAATAGGTATAGGTAAAGATTTTATACACGTAGATAATGATACTAAAAAAGTTTATAATGTTATTTGGTTGTATTAAAGGGGAGGGGTATTATGAGTTTTTTATCTACAATAACTGATATAGCAACTACAGGACTTTTTGGGGGTATTACAGGTATAGTATCAAGTATAGCAACTTCTATTGCTACTTATAAAATGAAAAAATTAGATTATGAACACGAACGAGCTATGTTTGATAAGAAATCAGCTCAAAGAATAAAAGAATTAGATACTCAGAAAGATATAACTTATATTCAACAAGAAGGTAGTATAGAAACTGAAAGATGGAGAGCAGTATCAGAAAGTCAAAAATCAGAGCAAATTGTTTTGTTTAATGAAAGTTATTTTAATTTTTTACCTAATTGGTGTAAGACTATAATAGCTATTATGTTTGCTTCTATTGAAGCATTAAGAAAATCTATTAGACCATTGGGTGCTATATTTGCTTATGTATGGATAGCAATTATTACTATTGATTTATTGTATGATATTAATTCAAATCTTATAAAGTATACTGAGGATATTTTAATTCTTATCATATACATTATTACTTCTATCATATCTTGGTGGTATTGTGATAGAAAGATTGAGAAGGCTCTTGATAAATGGAAATTATAAGTATATTTAAAGAAAAGAATGGGAAATATAGTTTTAGTAGGATAATTTCGACAATTTGTATTATTTCTTATTTACTATCTTTCTGGTATAAACTTCTTATTTATAATGAAATTATAGATATACCTATACAGGTTGCTGGTCTTATTGCGGTATTATACGGTAGTAATAAAATTACAGATAAATAAATCCCCACCTATACAAGTGGGGATTTATAAATTTAATTCATTTCAAAATTATCAATATCTAATGTTTCTTCTATTACACACTCTCCTAAATACTCCCCATCTTCATCATAGCAACTAATTATTTTAAGAGGAGTAGCATCTTCCATAGCATCTAATTCATCTAAAAATACAGATGCTAAATCATTCAAAATTTGGTTATTTGAGGATATTACTTTTATACTATTCATTAAAATACCTCCTTATTTTGATTTGATAACTCAAACATTCCTATAGCTTGCATTACTTTTTTATAATATTCTTTATTAGTACCTCCAAAATATTTAGTAAGCATACAATCTATTTGTTCGGTTTTACATTCCTTTTTTAAAATATCTAAAATACTATTACTTATTTTTATATTAATTTCTGGTGAATATAACTTATAGATAGTTATATTATCTAAAATATTAGAATTTTTTTTCCAAAAGGTATAGTTAATTTGAGCTATTCCTATTGCATACTTTGAATTTGCAAAAATATTGAAATGACTTTCTACTGTAATAATACCTAATAGTAATTTCCAATTAGGATACTTAACTATTTCATTAGCAATAGTATATGCTAATTCATTATATACTCTTGGATTTACTGTTTGAATATAAGATACTATTTTTTCTATTCTTTTTCTTTTTTCTTCTAAAATAGCTATTTCTTTTAGAGCATTTATTTTTTTATTACACGTATTATTAGTACAAGTATACACTATGTGTATTAATACAAGACATATTAAAAAAAATGATAATAATAATATCATACCCTTTTTCATATAGAATCTCCTTTTATTTTAGTGTTAATTATAGATTGTAAGTTATTTAGAATATCTTCTACAGTATTAGCATAAAAAGCATCATCAGGACAAGGAGAAATGTCTCTTATATAATACATAAAAAATTGTAAGTATTCATCATAAGTTAAATCTAATTGATATGCTATTTTATTAAACATACTTTTAGTTATACGAGTTTTCTGTAATAATAAACTTCTTAAAAAATTAGAGTTAGCACCTACACTTTCACAAAATTCGAATATAGTTAACTTATTTACTTTACATTTATTTTTTATGAATTCTACTAATTCTTCTCTTGCGTTATTATTCATTATTCAACCTCCTTCATATTTGACCAATCATTCCCAACTTTACCTTCACTTTCAATAGGGTAACCTACTTCTATACCAAAATTTTTATAAATATAATTTGGAACTTCTACTTTATAAATGTTATCTAAAATATTATGTGCTTCTTTACAAAAATCTGTAGTTGTTAAAAACTTAATAGCATCGTGTATAAACCATAATAATCTACATTTATTATCTAATTCGTGTTCTTTTATATACTTATGAAATAAAAACTTACCTATTAAAGCTATATCAGAAGATACACTTTGAATAGGAGCATTTATTGCTTGTCTTTCAGCACTTATTCTTGTATAAAAATCAGCACTATTTATTTCTGGTAATCTTCTAATCCTACCAAGAATAGTTCTAACATACCCATTTTTTCTTGCAAATGTTATCTGATTATTATGATATTCTAATAACTTATAATATCCATTAGGATATCCAAAAAAATTATTTCTAATAATTTCCGCTTCTTCTTGTGTAAATATTTGACCATACATATCTTTAGCATATATGACAAAAGATTTAGCAAGCATACCATAAATAAATCCAAAATTTATTGGTTTAGCTTTTTGTCTATCAGCTTTTGTTACTTTAGAAATATCTGTTAATCCATTAACAAGCATAGCAGTATTGCTATGTAAATCTATACCAGAATGTAATGCTTTTAGAATATTAGGGTCTTTAGCTATCCATCCTATGATTCTTAATTCAGATTGAGCTAAATCTCTTTCATTAAATAACCAGCCTTCCTCTGCTTTAAATAGCTTTGTAACATAAGGAGCTATTGGACCTCTTTGGGGAATAGTTTGTATAGTAGGATTTAACATAACTGTTCTACCTGTTACAGTATTAGTAAATAAAGTAGAAGGGTATATTTTTCCATCTTTATTTATTGCTTTTTTTATTTGTGGTATGTACGTTGTCAAAACTTTTTCAACTTTTTTCCAATTTAAAACTTTTTGAACAAAAACTAAATCTTTAAAATTATTTAGATGTGCTTCATCTATTGCGGGTAACCCTGTTTTAGAAGTAAACTTTAAAGGTTTTTCTTTAATGCCATAGTTAGAAGTAAAAAGCATATCCCGTATTAAAGCACTTCTTGTTAACTTTAATCCTACTTCTTGAGTAGTTCCATCTTTATTCTTTTTTATTTTAGAATGTTTTAATTTTAAAAATTCTGGTAATAAATCTATAGCTTCTTGATGATATGTTTTTTCTAATACTTGTAATTCTTCTGTAGTTTTATCAATTAAAGATAAATCCATTTTAAATCCATACTTACTTATATCAGAATACATATCTGTTACAGGTAAAATAAACTTTAAATAATAATTATAAAGTTTTTTATCTTTAAGTAATAAAGAAGCTAATTTATTATATGCTTGTAAAGTGGCATCAGTATCTACTCCATTATATCTAATCTTTAAATCATCAGTAGCCTTTTCTAAATCAAACCTTTGTCCTTCTGCTATTGTTTTTATATTCTTTAAATCTGTATAAGCATTAGCTACATTTTCTAAACTATAGGATGTAGGCATATTTTCATCAATTAAATGAGCTAATATTAGTACATCGTGTATTTTACCTTCCCATTTAGTTCCTACAAAAATTTCCCACATATTATTATCAAAAGGTTTATTAGCTATTACCTTTGCTATATTTTTATTACTTAAGATATTATTTATTCTATTTAATATCTGTTTATCATAATTTGGTTTTAATAGGAACACACTTGATTTACCTTTCATATAAGAGAATGAAATAGATAAAACTTTACAGTCATTACCATAACCTAATCCATTTGTTTCTATATCTATAGCTATTACTTTTTGTTTTTCTAATATATCTAAATCTTCTTCTGTTATTTCTTTATAATTAGAAGTATCTATATTTATAGCAGTTTCCCCTTTTTTGATAAAAAGTGAAAGCGTTTTCACGTCATCAAAAAACATTCTTTCATCTATAGTCATAGATGAATATGGTTTATTGGGGTAATTTCCTGTAGCATTTTTTAAACTATAAAGTGGAGATACCATAGGTATTACAGGGTAACTTAAATCTTTTATTGTACATAAAGAGCCCCTGTTTTTCATTACTTTTTTAGTCTTATCTAATTGAGATAGTGGTATACTACCTAAGGTTGCAATAACAATAGGTTTAACTGTTTCTATTTGATTAAATAAAAATTGCTTACATAATTTTAAAGATTTATTTATATCTTTAGTGCTATCTTCATACATTGCACATTTTAAAGATGCCCCATAAAATACGGGGCAATCCTCTAAATCATAGGCGGATAGTGCGGTATTTATAAGAGCTAATTCTCTCTTAGAATAATCTGGTGTTTCTCTTACAAACAATATTCCATTTTTTCTACCATATGCCTTATATTGTGGTCTGTCCTTAAAAGGGCACTCTTGACAATTCATACTACACTCTCAAAGATATTTAAAAAATCTTTTTTAGATACAATAACATAATCATTATGATAACTTTTATTTTTAATATGAACTACCACAATAGGCACTTTCTTTTGTTTATTATTTTCGATAGCTTGGTTCATCCATTTTTCACCTACGAATCTTAAACAACTTTTACATTCAATAGAGAATGTTTTATGGTAGATATCTTCTCCGCCTTTAATACCTATATCTAATCCATTAAAATCTTTTGCTGTTACTTTTTGATGAGCTTTACCTCTTTGTCTATTTGTATTTGTCATATTTACCCCTCCCAGCATTCTTTTTTAAATGGACATTTTTTAGCTATTGGTGAATTTTTACTTTTACATATCTTTACTGTTTGTGCTGTTTTATAATACTTCTGTATATTTTTTATAAGAATATTATTATCATTAATAATATTTTTTAAAATACTATTTTCTAATGAAGATATTGCAAATATTTTTAAAGGTGAATTACTATGTTTTTTACATACATATAGTAAACCTCCAATACCTTTATTAATTTTAAAGGGTAATTCTTCAATGGTATTTAATAATAAATAAATATAATTAGCTAATTGATAAGCATAATTATATTTAACATTAGCATTAAAATCCTCTTCTCTTACACTTTTTATTTCAATAGGGAAATAACCATTGGAATCGACTGCCATAAACATATCAATACTACCAGAAATATAAAAGGGGGTGTTTGGTATTTTTAATTTAATTTGGGTTTCCATATACTCAAATTTACCACCGCAATCACAATACATTCCTATAGGATTATATACTTCTTTTTTACATAAGTTACATACACTTCTTCTAAGTATATTATCAGGGTACTTATTAATAACAGATTCAACTACTATATCTTGTATCTTTCTACCTATTTGAAAAGTAAGAGCTCTACCTAAATCAAGATTCTCTTCTGGAGAATAGACTGTTTGTTTATTATACGCTATATGCCATCTATGTAAGCAAAATGAATACAAAGAAGAAACGTGTATTTTAAAAGGGTCATCAAAAGGCCTACCTCCTGATATGTTATTTCTAATACTTTTAGTTATTAATTTAAATGCTTCTTGTACTACTATGTTATTAGGTGGCATTTTCAGCTACTCCTTTTACTTCAAATATGCGGGTATTTGATAGTTTATGTTTTATTATTTTTAATATGCTTGAATTCACTAATAATACAGGAATACTTTTTGCAAATTCTATATACTTTCTATATGCTCGTTGCCCCCAAATACTCCCCTTTATTTCTATAAATGTTCCATATTCTGGAAGATAAAAATCTGGTAAGTAATATCGAGTTTGCCCTTTTATATTTTTAATAAAAATATAAGGTTCAAAATAGACTTGTAATCCTACTGATTTAGCATATTCTGCAAATTCTTTTTCTAATTCAGATCTATAGATTTTAATATCTGTATTCTTTTTTATTTTTAAATCTTTTGATTCTGAAATAGGTGTTCCATATCTTTTACATAATTCAATAAAGCATTCAAAAGAACAAGGGATATATGTTTTTGACATTCCTTTAAAACTATTAATAACTATATTATTTCCACAAATAATACATTGTGTAATCATTATTCAATCTCCTTTTCTGAAGCATCTACTTCAGGAAGAACATTATTGAATATTTCTTCTTGTGTTTTATTATATAACATTTTATAAAAATCAGGGGAATTGGCCATCTTTAATAATATTTCTCCTTGATTTTTAAACTCTTCTCCAAATATTACCCATTTATTACCATTACGAGTTATAACATTGTATTTTTTAGCATAAACTAATATTGTATTAGCATCATCACTTTGACCTATCTTTAAATTATCGTGAGGAACTTTTACAATAGAGAATTCACCTTTAGAATGTTCATACGCATTTTTTAATTTTGCTTTTTCAATACGAAGTTGATGCTTTCTTTTTATTGGTATGCTATTTCTAACAATATCTTCGATATAGAAAAACCGAACATCTAAATGGTTTACAAATTCCTGAAAAACTCCTCCTGCTTTTACACTTGTTGGGGTAAATGCCGCAGCTCCTATCTTTACTCGTAACTGATTTATAAGTAAAGTAGTTAATGTTTTATTAACTTTAGAATATGCAGTTATACTAATTAATATTTTTCTTAGTAATTTATTATATGTCTTAGCAAATAGCCCTACAAAATTATCCATAGCACTACTTTCTCCATCTGCTATAGGTATCATAGCTGCTACACTATCTATAAATAAAAAGCCTATATTGAAATTTTCATCTGTTAAAATATTTTGAATAATATCAATACCTTCTTCTGCATAAGTAGGGGTTATTACTAAAACTCTATTTAAAGCACTTTCATTTATAAATACAGAAATCCATTCTTTATCAAAAGAGTGTTCAAAATCAGCATATAATACTTGTTTATCTGGATACATTTCTAAGAAATTTGCTATTATCTTATATGACATAGTAGTTTTACCACTTGCTTTATTACCTTCAAATATAGATATTTTATTTATAGGTATTCCTCCTCCAGTAAGAACATCAAAAGCAAATACTCCAGATGGTATTCTACCAATATTAGAAACAATTTCATTTGCGTATTTTATATTATTAGGTTTCTTCATATCACAACTCTATATCTTCAATTTCAAGATTTATATCTTTATTACCATTATTAATAATTTCTTTAGCAGGTTCTATTGTTGATACTTGCTCTTTTATTTTTTGTAATTCTTCATTTATGTAATAATCTAAATTATTTTTTACAGTATCTGCATCTTTTATTGAGCAAGTTGCTCCTACTTCAAGATTATATTTGAAACTCTCAAAATTACCTGTATTTATAGTTATTCCTGCTGATACACTAATGTTTACTTTATCTACTGTTATTCCTAAAGATTTTAATAATGAATTAGTTATAGCTTTTTTATTTCTCATTGTCTCCTCCTATGTTTATAAATTTTATTTTCATTTTTTTTGATTTATAATACCTTAATCTAAGATTAAAACTACCATTCATATGTGTTGAGGCTGTATCTAATATATCAAACACTACAGGAAATCTTTTATTACTATCTTCTCTTAGTATTCTACCTATAATTTGCCTAACATCTGTTTGTGGTGTAGCTAAAATAAGAGTATCTATTGCTGGAATATCAACTGCCATACTCATTGCATTATAAGTAGCTAATATAATATTATGATTTATTTCTTTATATTTACTATAAAATCTACTTGTTGGAAGACCAACTAATTTACTAATAACTTCCAATTGCTCAATTCTTTCAGATGCTACTAATACTTTTCTGTTATTAGCTACTGATAGCTTTATATAATTAGCAATAAGGATATTTCTATTTAGAAGTTTACTTAAATAAGTTAAATAAGAACTTCTTTTAAATTTTTTTCTCCATACAAAGCTATCGCTATTTGTATTTTTATTATTATTTTTAATACAATAAATTGTTGGAGTTAATAATGTCTTATCATAGGATGCAATAACTTTACCTATATGATATAAAAACACCTTATCTGCACCATCTTTTCTATCAGGAGTTGCAGATAGCATTAATCTATAACGATCATTAAATAACGATACTGTTTTAGAAAAAGTTTCAGCACCTAATAAGTGACCTTCATCCCAAATACTTAATCCAAAAGAGTTATATACCTTTTGTGGGTATCTTTCTAATCTGGAAGATATACTTTGCAACATAGCTACTACTATTATTTTATTATCTATATCAATTTTATTTTGATGTAATATACCTATTTCATTCTTAATAATATTGGTATGCTCACATATTCTATCTATCCATTGATTAATAATAAAATTTCTTGGGACTATTACTATAGTTTTAAGACCTATTTCAGATGCTATTTTTAAAGCCATAATAGTTTTACCTGTTCCTGTTCCTGCTTGTAAAATACCCCCAAAAGAATTATTTTTATAGTCTTCTAATATTTTATTAGTTAGCTGCTGCTGATAGTCTTTTAAAGAAGCTTTACATTTAAATGAAACTTTCCATTCTTTTTTTATAGGTACAGGTGGTGCTACTCTGTTAAAAAAAGCTCTTGGAAATTCATATATATTATTACCTAAATCTTTATATAAATGTAATATAGAATATTCTTCATTCTGTTTTTTTACTTTTAATGTAAATAAATTTATTAATTTATTAAGAAGTGGAGAGGGTTTAAACCCCTCCACTTTACACATAGCTTTTATTGAAATACTATCTACATCATAATTCAATATTTTCATCATCTGTTATCTCTATATCTCTATTACTTGTTTTCTTTCTACTTTTTGTATTCATAGGTATATTAAAATTTTCTATATTACTTTTTAAATTATCTTCTGCATTATCTTCCATAGTATTTTCTGTATCATCTTCTATAGATATCTCATTTATACCTTCTTGCATTTCTTCTATATTTAAATCTTCCATACTATTAATATCTTTATCTGTGAAAGCGTTTTCATTTCCTACTCTACTTTTAAATGGAGCATACCCATACGCTCTTAATTCTGCATCTGTTGGTGGAGCTAATATTTTTTCATAATCAAAAGGTAATAATACTTCTTTTTTAAAAGAAGAAAGTTGCGTATCTTTCATTTTACCTAATAATTCAAAAGTACCACCACAATTTGGTGCATCTTTATAACGTTTAACTTTAAATATTAAATAAGTTAAATTTTTATATTTTTTAGCTAAATCATATAAGATTTCTATAGTAGAAGATTTAGCAGGGAATAGACATTTGCTATATTCAACAGTCTCACCTTTTTTATTTACATATGGTTTAAATTCTATAATAGAATAATGCCCTACAAAGGTGGCTGTTTTTCCATCTTCACATAAAGGACAAGGTTTAAACTCATCAGTACAAGTAATGAAATTATTCCAAGAATCTTTAAACTTAATTTGATGAATAGAGCAATAAAAAGCTTCTGTATCCAAAAACATTATTTTACTTTCTTCTTTTTCTTTTAACCAAAATCTTCTAATATTCTTTTCTCTTTTTATAGAATTCATTTCATCAATTACTGCTTTTTGTTTATAACCAGCTTCACCTTTTGCAAACCAATTTGTTGTCATAATTATACCTCCTCGAAGTTTGATATAGCTTTTATGCTATTAATTTTACCTGTTTCATAGGCTTCTGCAGGGTCTTTGCACCCCATATAATTTTTGATAATAAAAACTTTAAATAAATTTTTTACATTATAGATTACCTCCTTTCTTGCTGCAATACCTGCTTCATCATTATCAAAGAATAAAACTATCTCTTTAACATCTGCTTTTTTTAAGGTATTCAGCTGTTCTTTTGTGATTTTACTACCCATACTTGCCCAAACATTTTTTACTCTTTCATTTAAGAGAATTTTATCTCTTTCTCCTTCTACTAAATATAATGGTGAAGTTGGTACTAACGGAATATGCTCACCATACCATATTCCTAAATTTTTTACTTTGTTATCTGGTAGTTCTATTCCATTATAAATTTTTAAAGTATAAAAATTTTTATCAACTGTGATATCTCTAACTTTTATACTTATTAATTCTTTATTCTTATTAAAAATAGGAAAATATAGTCTATCATAAGTATCATCAGTACAAATACAATGCCTATTAAACATTTTAGGAGTTATATACTTATATACAAAATCTGGGCTATAAAAGTTCTCTAAAAAATCTAAAGGTATAGGAATATACTCTTTATTTTTAGGTAATTTAATATNAAAGAATTCAACAGGTTCTTCTACAATAGCTTTTTTTAACCATTCATAATCNATATCATCTTTTATTAACTTAGAATAGTGCTCTAATTGAAAAGGTAATGTATATAAACTTCCTGATTTACCACAACTAAAACAATTATATACATTATTCTTCCAATTAATACCAAAAGAAGGATTATTATCTGTTCCATTTTTATGAATATATTTTGAAAATGGGCAACTAAACATAATCCATTCATTCATAGCTTTAATAATTCCATTATTAGAATTATTTGAACTAAATGCTTTAGCTATATATAAAGCGGTATTATATCTCATACTAACACCTCCTTTTACTAACTTCTATAGTACACGCTTTTAATAATATGCAATAATTTAAAGCATCTATAAATTTTTCTTCTACTATTTCTTTTGATAAAGGAACAGGATTTTCATTATTTATAATATCATCAATACTTACTAAATGTTTACACATAAAATCTAAACATTTAATATAAGGTGACTTATGTAAATCTATTAAAGGTGCTAATTTCTTTTCTAATTTATTGAAATTATGTAGTCTATCTTTAGTTGCATATTCTATAGCCTTACTTGATAATACACTTTTAATTTTATTTTTTATATACTCATTAAATTTTTCTGAAGGTATATTTATACCCTCTTGTTTATTACTTTGTATGTAATAAAGATTATATAAATTAGTAAACAATTCTTCTATTAAATTACTAATAAAAAATATATTTTCTTTATTTATATTTGTAGTAAGTAATCCAAGTAAAAATGAAGTGTATAGTAAATTTATATTTGACCAACATTTTTTCATCATATCTTTAATACCTTTATAAATATCAAATGTATTATCTTGTTTTAATAATTCTAATTTATCATAAATATACCCATATTCTACCATTTCTTTTATTATGCTGTTAAATTCTTTATTAGTCATACTATTACCCCCTTTAATATGTTATTTCTTCAAAATTCATTGTTTCCCAATCCCATTTAATAGTGAAAACTCCTTGTTCACCTCCTCTACCACCTATTATTTCTATAAGTCTTTCATCATCTCTATTTTCTTTTTGTAATAAAGCAATACCTGTAGATACTATTTGACTTATAGCATCTGATAATTGTATTTTTTCAAATGCTATATTTTCAATAGTTTTAGATGCTCTATTTACCTGTCTATTAAATTGAAAAGAGACTACAATAGGTATATCCTGCACCATTGCTAATGTTTTTATTTCTTCTATTACATCTGAAATCACCTCCCATTTTGCTTTATTTTTAGTACTTTCTGACGGTTTAATTAAATAACCTCCGTCTATATATACAATATCAGGAAGATATGTTTTTACACTACCTATGATACTATTTATACCTTTTTTAAATTGCCCTTCTACAAACCATAAATTATTTATAGTATTATTATCTATTTCTTCTTTAATTTTATTTAATAAAAAACTTGAAGGTCTATTCCTATGAATATATTTTAAGTTATAATGTTTTCTCATTGCTATTAGTCTTAAACCCATTTCTCTTGCTGTCATTTCCATAGATACAATCATTACTTTTTTATTAAGATTTAATGCTGTATTAGCCATATGTAGTAATACTGCACTTTTACCCATTTTTACTCTTGCCAATACAACAAAAACATTACCTTTTTGTAAACCGCCTGTTTCATTATCAAGGGTCTCCCACCCTGTAGATATACCTGTTCCAAAAAACATTTTATTTTCTAATAAATCTTTTACATCAATCATTAGATCTGTATAGCTTTTAATATCTGTATCCAGAATAGTTTTTAATTTTGTAGAAGTATTCATAAAAGAAATAATATTTTCTAAGATTAAATCTGCGTTATTATTATCCATATTTAAATTATTTATTTTAGATGCTAATTCAGATAGATACCTCATTGTAGTATTTTTTCTAAAAGTATCCGCATAATATTCAAAAGGTTCAGAAACTTTACTGATATTAAATTTTTCAAAGAATACACCAGCACTTGGCATTTTATGGTATGATTTATAAAAATCATACATAAAATTATAAATGTCACTTTCTATATCTATAAACCACTCCTTTTTTAATTTTAAGAAATAGTTAGTTTTATTTTCTTCACATATTTTAAATAATAAAGAAGTAGCTATACTCATTTATTTTTTATCTCCATTATACTGATATATTTTTTAAGTATCTCTCCTACTTCTGAATACATAAAACTCTCTATTTCTTTTAATGATAGAAATAAAACTAATAAAGGAGCTGGTGTCATTATATATTTAGTTAATACTGATTTTAATAATGGATAATCTTTTGATGTTGCAGAATATCCATCTTTAATAACTGTAAAAAAAGAAGTAGGCATATATTTTTCTCTTATATCTTCTATAGAACACATTTCAATAGTGTATTTATTTTTATACATAAACTTTCCTGCTATTGTTGAAAATTTATGTAAATCTTTAATATCCCCATAAATAAAAGTTATTGGTTTTTCTGCTCCTACTGTTGTTGACCATAAAAAATAAAGCTTACACATATAATCAGACATATCTTTTTCAGAAAACATAGCATATTCTGAAACAAATCCTCTTGAAATTAACTTTGAGGAAATTATATTATTATTTTCCATTAAATACCTCCTTATTTTGATTATTTTGATATATGCCATACAAAACCCCTACCCAATATAATATATTGTAAGAAAAGGGGTAAATTTTCAATCTGACATATATTCAAACTATTCTACTCTCAATACTTTTAATTCAGTTTTTGGCTTTGTTTTTTTATCTATTAATTGTTGAAGAATTTCAGTAAAAGAATTTTTATAGAATACAGTGCAGAAATCTAAATGTTTTAATTTAGTTAGACCACTTGGATAAATAAGTTTAATTTGAAGATATTTCCATTCTTCAAATACAAAATCTAAATATTCTTTTGGATCTATGTTTTCTTGTTTTAGAATTTTTAAAACGTATTTTAAACTTCCAATTTCAGAAGGCATATATCTTTCAGAAACTATTATTCCTTTTTCTTTACATAGCATAACAAAATATTTGTAAAGATAATTTATATTTTTTATTTCAAAAGATTTTTTATGTTTCTCTAAAATATCTTTTTCTAAAACTAATATATTTTCTTTTAAATCTTTTTCTTTATTATTTTTTAATATATCTTTTTCTTTAAAAAAATTTTCTTTATTTTTTTTTATAAGAGAAAAATTTTTTTGGTGTTTTTTTTCAAAAAATTTATTTTTTGAAAAATATTTATTTTTTATTATTTCTTTATTTATTATATTATTTATGGGTAGCGAAACACGCTGGATTATGGTAGTGTTTTGCGACCCTTGAGGTAGTGTTTCGCTACCCTTGAGGGTAGTGTTTTGCGACCCTTCGTTTTCTTCATTTATGAAAGCGTTTTCACTTTCTACTGAAAAATCTTTTATCAACATTTCCATTTCCTCCTTTTTAAATTTATTAAAACATATTTCATAAGTATTACTTTTACTGTTATTACTTTTAATAATAAAATTTTTAGCAATAAGTTTTTTAATAATTGTTATTACAGTGCTTTTAGCTATATTAAATGTTTTTGCAATATACATATTTGTTAATGTATTATTACGTTTAAAACATATTAAAGAGAATACTGATGCTTCTGACATACTCATATAGTTATATAAGAATGTTTGTATACGAATATACATATAAACCTCCATTTTTTGGTAGGTTTAAGTATACAGTATTGGGATAAGAATATATTTGACTTTTTAGATTTGATATGCTATACATTACTTATGCCCCTTACTTGTTACTTTGTTCTACCATTTTTTCTTTTAAGGACTGGTATGAAGCTGTCACACTTACCAGTCCTTTTTTTATAACATAATTATAAAATGCTGTCAATAATTATTTTTTTAAACATTTCAACAACTTATTAAATTTGTTTTTTTATAGATAATTTTTTGTTTACTTGTTTATTAGAAGGTTCTGAAGCTTTTCTACAAGAAACTTCTGCCCATTTTCTTAAATTATCTATATTATGTGCTTTTAATCTTGATAATGGAATTATAGCTGTTGCTTCTGTTTTTAAATAACTTATATCTATTTTCTTTTTGTTCTCTATAAAACATTTTCTTAAAGATGCTTCTACTATTTGTTCTATTTCAGCACCTGTAAATCCTTCAGTTATACTTATTAATGATTTAAATTCTTCTGAAGTGAAAACGCTTTCATCTAATTTTTGGTTTCTTTTCTTTAAATGTATTTTAAAAATATCTATACGTTCTTGAATATTAGGTAAATCTACAAACCATAATTCATCCCATCTACCTTTTCTTAATAATTCTGCTGGCAATCCTGATATATCATTTGCGGTAGCTACAAAAAATATAGGACAACTTCTTTCTTCCATATAATACAGAAAACTTCCTATAAATCTTGCAGTAACCCCCCCATCTGTTTTATCAGAACTGCCCATACCTGATAAAACTTTTTCTATTTCATCTATTATAACTACTGCAGGTGCTATACTTTCTAATAGTTTCCATAAATTTCTGGTATTTTTTTCTGTTTCACCAACAATACCACCAAATAATCTACCTATATCTAATCTATAAAGAGGTAAATCCATAAAAGAAGCAATAGCTTTAGTAAATAAAGATTTACCACAACCACTAATTCCTGTTAATAATACTCCTTTTGGTATCTTTATTTTAAAATCTAAAGCACTTTCTATATTAGAATATATGTATTTTATTTCTTTACTCCATTCTTTTAAAGCTGTTAGTCCACCAACAACATCTAAAGTATCTGTAAGTTCTACTACTTCTAATAATCCTGATTTTTTAACAATATTAGCTTTTTCTTTAAATAACATATTTAAATCAATATCCCCATTAGTATAAATCAGCATATTTTTTAATACAGTATCAATTTCACTTAAAGTAAGCCCTGATAATGTATTAGCTATAATATCTTTATACTTGGTAAGGCTTTTAAATCCTAAATCTATCATAACATTATTAACATAACTTTTAATTGTTGATTTCTTAGGTAATGTGAAATCTATAAAACCACAATACATAGATAATTCTTGGGGTATTTTTGAAACATCTCCTGTTAAGAATATATATTTATCTGTTCCTTCTAATTGTATTGCAGCCTCTATTAATAAAGAGCTTATTATACTTATATTGTAACTATCTTCTAAATATAAATGTATATTAGGGAATACATATATAGCAGGTAAGCTTGTATCTCTTAATACAAATGAGATTGCTGAAATTATATCTGTAGTAGCAAATACTGTTTCTATATCTTTTGTAAAATTAACAGTTTTTATTCCATTTAGAACATCAAAAGAGCACACATTATAACCGTGCTCTTTTATATACTCATTTTCTATATCAAAATCTGATAATTTACTATTAATTTGCATATCTATATATTGTTTCAAAGTATTACAAAATCTATGTGCTTCTAATGTATTAGCTATAATTATTGGTGTTCTACCTCTTAGATATAAATCTACTTTATGTAATTCATTCATACTTATTACCCCCTTTTAGTTTATTTATTTTTTCTTTTTGTAGTTACTGTTAATGATGATGTATACTCTGTTATGTAATTTTCGATTTCAGTTTCCCCCATATAGTTTTTTAGATTAGTTATTGTTACTTTACTAACATTATAAAAATCATCTTTAAGCCTTTTATGTAACTCTTTATTTTTTTCTTGCCCTATGACAGGGGAGGTTTTTTCTGTTATAGTAACTACATAATTTTTACCTTCTATCTTATTATTTATTTTTTTAGCTTCAAATAATTCTTTAAGTTTATTCTTATAAGTCTCTTCTATTTCTGTTAATTCTTTTATTTGTTCTTTTACTTCTCCTAATTTGTCAACTACTTGAATTAGTGTCATTCCCATATTATTTTCCTCCTTTAATTTTTTATTCTTAATACTTATCCAATATTTAACCTTCTTTTTAATAATCTAATATATATGTAATACCTTCAATTTGTTTATTTTTTAATATAGCGTATACTCCATCTGTTATCTCTTTCATTTTATGAGCTGTTTCTATATCTATAAAAAATTCTGTAAAATCCTCATTTGTATCAATATCATTTTCTTGTTCATAAATATTATACTTATTATAAAAATCATCAGATTTAAGAATAATTATAGCTNTTGTTTCTGTAATAATACCATTAGATTTTAATATTACTTGTTCAGAAGATGTTATCATTTTATACCTCCTTATTTTAATTTTTTGTTTTATTTATACTTCTTAAAAAATAGAGAGATTTTCTTAAATTCTTTATTATAGATTTATCAATTTCAGTTTTAAGCATTGTCCAGTCATCTTGTACATCTTTAGTTATTACTTTTTTTTCGCTATTTTTTGAAAACTCTTTTTTTAATTTTTTTGCATTAAAATCTGAATGCTTCATTTCTACTACTTTTGCCATTTTATACCTCCTTTATCCACAAGGGATTATACATTTTTTTATATTATTATTTTTATCCAACCATATACCATTACATTGTCCACAAAATTTACACGCTTCAAAGTGGTCTATTAAAACATTGCCATTACCTATTTCAATCCAGCCATCTGTTTTGTATTCCTTGTTGCTACTTGCGGTTCTATTTTTCTTTCTGTATACTTCGATGTAAGATTTAGTATTGTTGATAATATGTTCAAATCTGTAGTGCATTGTGTTCCTCCTTTATAATTATTAGCTTCCATAGTAATATTACCATTAGATATTTCTATGGTTATATTTCTCATATTTCCCTCCAATTTAAAAATGTATGAGTATATTTTGTAATAGTTTTACCGTATTGATTAACTTTTTTTAATAGATTTTTTTCTGTTATAGGAATTATAAATCTTAGATGCTTTAAAGTTTCATCATTCTTTATTCTATAAAACAAAGAATAACAAAAAGAATATTCTCCTATTAAGCATATAAATATTTCTGATGTATTATCTTTTGATTTTATTACTGATTTTAACATTACTACATAATCATTTATTAATTCTCTGAAAGCGTTTTTACTTATTTTTGGGTCAATATATGGAAATACACAATCAATGATATCATCCCATCCTTCTTTTTGAGAACTACTCCAATGAATACTTTCAAAGTTACTTATATTTATAATTATTTTCATAGTAACCTCCTATTTTAGAACTTCATATATTATTATGTTATTTATACTATTATCTTTCCAAACAATAAATACTTTATTTGGAACAGATTGTAATATTTTTTTAATAAACTCTATTTCTTCTTCTTGTGTTTCAAATAAATCTGATATTTTAATAATATTAAATACTGATTTTAAAGCAGCATATCCTCCTCCTTTGTAATATAATGAACAAGCTTTATACACATATTGCCATTTAATAACTTCTTTTTTATTTGCTATTACTTTGTTAGCAAGTTTTTTAAATTGTAATATTATATATTCTTCATCTATTATGTATTCAAAATCAAAAAAGAGGAAAGTATATAGATTTTCAGTTTTTAATATTGAATTAGCTTCTAAAATCATTTTATAATCTCTAATATTATTTTGTTATTTACAAATTTTTTGTTACAAATATATCCTTTAGCTTTTATTTTATTTTCAAAATAAGTTGCTAATGCTCTATCGACAATATTAGTAAGCATACTATCATATAATAGAGTATTATCTTGTGTTAACCCTATTTCTTTTTTTCCTTTTGCTAACACCCATTTACAATTATCATTTAAAACTTTACCATAGTAATCGTGAACTATTTTATTATTAGTTAATTTAAAATAGGTATCTGTAGCTATTAATACCTCTTTGAAATCAGTATCTACTTGATTTTTTAAAATTCTTCTTTCACTCATAAAACCCTCCTTAAATTTCATCTTTTTTTAAGATTAATTTTTTAGATTTTGTTTTAGTTGATTTTACTTCTTTAGTAACAAATGGTATTGCACTTTTAGGTATAAAAAGTCTACCAGAACCTTCAAATATTTTACCAAAAGGGGTAGTTACTTCAATAAAAGGGGCTGTATCATCTAATAGAATAGTTCCTTTTAATAGTTTTGTTAAATAAGCATTATTAAAGATAGTAGTTATAAACTTTAATTTTAAATTAAGATTAGTAGTATATGTTTTGTAATTCCATAAATATCTATTTTTTGTAGTATAGCCACATTGATCTTGCAATATATTAACTGCAGGAACATTAACGAATGGATGAGTAATTTCTGATGGTGTTACATATTCCCATTTATTTTTTATTACTTGGTGGTTATTTAATACAGAACCACTATAGAGTTTAAATGTTATCATTCTTAATACCTCCTTTAACTTTTATATTATACCTCTTCTTCTACTTCTTTAATATTGGATGCTGAATTTGCTTCTGTTAGCCATTCAGCACATAGATATTCTAATGCTATACTCTTATTTTCTGTATTTGAAAAAGACATAGCTAAATTTATTGCACTTTCAATAATAGAAGCTTGTTCTTCATTAACTATAAATTGAAATTTAATTTTTTTCTTAATAGCTATACCTTCTTCTGTATATCTATCTTCTCTTATTCTTTTTATAAAATCTTCTGTTTCTCTATAAGACATATCTTTTGTTTTTGCTAATAATGCTATAACTTCTTCTTTGTTTAATTCTTCACAATCTTTTAATAATTTAGATATTTCTTTAAATTTAGTCCATCCCATATTGTTAACATCATTATATTGTAAATTATATTTCTCAATAATTTTACCTATTTGAACTCTATATAGAGCTATTCTATAATCCATATCAAGTTCAGAATTTGAATATTGTTCAAAATTAGCAAACCCCCATTTTTTATAAAGTTCTCTTTCATAGATATTTTTAAGTAATATAGATATATCATACCAACTTTTTTCTATTGTTTCTAATAGCCCATTAATTTTTCTTCTAATAGATATAGCACTTTCTACTTTAGTTTCTGCTTTTGTTTCTTCTTTACTTTTTACTTTTGTTTCTAATACTTGTGTCATTTCTTTTTTAGTTTTTGCTGCCATAATAAGCCTCCTTTGTTGTGTTATTTTTTTGATTTTTATAACTCCTTACCATTTTAACCTCCTTTTTAAAAATTTGAAAGCGTTTTCACTTTAATCTTTTTTTTTAAAAAAGTCCATTATTTTTTGTGAATTTACGCTTTTCAATGTTAAGTCTCAGAAGCTGGAAAGCTAACGGAATATTGTATTTGTGAGTTTTTAACCTGCGTTCAATCTGCATTCGTAATTAACAAATATATATTTTTGTATAAATAGGATTATTGTTTTATATATCTATTACTTTATATAATTATTGCTTTATATAAGTATTAAGGAAAAATGTTTAAGCCCTTGTTTTCGTTGATTTTTCACTTTTTGGACGTTAAACACAGGAGGCGTGCAAACGTCTTACTAAAAATAAAGGAGAATATGCTATGAATGAATGTAAATTATTAAAAGAAGGAAGTAGTGAAGGTATTGAAAAATTTTTTATAGAAAGATTTGGGTTAGAATACCCAGATAGTTGTTTTAAACACATAAAAACTATTTATGATGACCATATTAATAGTCATTATAAAGTAAACCAATTATTAGGGTTAAATTCTAATAATGGATTTAGAAGAAGTGTTGAAATTAATACTGTAGATGAAGACACTATGCTGTATAATATCTTATATGAACTTGGTAAGTTAGTAGAAATTGATTATGAAAAAAAGACTATTAATAAGATGAAATTTGCAAAATTTTTCAAAAAAGCTTTTAAAAGTAATGATACTTTAAGTGAAATGGTAACATCATTATTATTAAATACTTTATTTAGAGATTATAAAGAGGAATTTAAAGAAATAAATGAAGAAACAAAAAATAATATAATAGATAAGTTTATAGCTTCTGAAATACAGAAAACATTTATGAAAGAAACTTTAATTATTTCTACAAATCCCACTGATTTTCTATACAGTAGCAATTGCTACTGTAGTTATACGAGTTGTTTTGCCCCAGAAGGACAATATAGCTCGAGTAGTGTAGCATATATGAGAAGTAGTAATACTCTCATTGCATATACTTCTACACATTGTGATATTAAAAATAATGCTTTGGGAGAAAATGCTATACTTCCTCATAAAAATAGTAGGGTATGGTGTTACTTATCTGAAAATGGATGTTCATTTTATATTGGTAGGGGATATAATATGACTGAATTAATATTTAAAGAAGTTAGAAAAGCCATATACAAATTTTTAGGTAAAGAAAATATGAATTGGTGTATAAAGAGAGATGTTAAACCTAATACTAATGTTCCTGTAGCAACAACGGATATGGAGCGTTGCTATATGGATACACATTTTATATATGTGCATCTGAAAGGTATAGATACAGAACCGTTTTATTTTAAAATACAGCAATGTTTGTGTCCATATTGTGGAGATTTAACTGATTATGTATGGAATATGAATAAATGTTGTTCATATGAAAATGTTTATTGTAGTATGTGTGGAACGTTATTGAGTGAAGAAGAAATTAATAATAATTCTATAGATTATGTTGTCTTTAATAGAAATGATTATTATGCAATATGTGATGAATGTTTAAATGAATATTTTACAAGATGCTCAAATTGTGGAATGTATCATCACGTAGATTATGTATATTATGTTGAAGATATTAGTGATTATGTTTGCGATGATTGTATAGATAGCGGTAATTACTTTATTTGCGAGCATTGTGGTTATGTTTATACTACAGAGTATCAATATACTTATAAAGATAAAGATGTTTGCTTTTATTGTTATGAAGATTTTATGGAAAGAGAAAAAGAAGAAAATGAAGATATAGAAGAAAATATGGAAATTGCTGAAAATTCTTAAAAAAAGGGGGAGAGATTATGAATATATTAAACTTATTAGAAAAGGTGTTAGTGATGGATACATATGATTTATTTATAACTATTGCATCTATAAATAGTAAGAATTATAAAGTAATAAGTGATGACAATAAATGTAATTATGTGGTATTTATTCCATATAATTGTAATAATATTGGGATAGTTTCTCATATAGATACAGTAGGCACTCAGTTACCTACTATAACACAGAATAATTATACTATTAGTAATACTAATAGTAATAGTGTTTTAGGTGGCGATGACCGTTGCGGTGTGGCTATTGCATTAAAAACTTTTTTAGAATATGAGAGTAACAACATTGAGGAAAAACCAATGTTTTTATTTTTTAATTTTGAAGAAACAAGTAGTATGGGAGCAAGTCAATTTCTAATTGATTATATGGATAAATTACCTGAATTATTTGCTATAAAATACTTTATAGGATTAGATAGACAAGGTTATAATGAATACGTTGTGTATAATCCATTAGATTTTAAATCTGAAGAGATATTAAGTAACTATTGTAATAGTTTTGGATTATATGAAAAGATGGGGAGCACTTCGGATGTAAGAATTTTATCAGAAATATTGAATATTCCAAGTTTTAATATTAGTGTGGGGTATTATAACCAACATACTTCAAAAGAGTATATTGATAAATTAGCATTTGTAACTTCATATAATCGTTTATTACAAATGTTAAAAAATCCTATAACAGAAAAATTAGAATTAGAAGTAGATTTACCAATAAAATGTAATACGTTTAATTATGGTTTAATTGATGATACTTATACTAATTGGGATTATATTCCTGATTATTCTTTATGGAATGGGAGTAAAAAAAATAAAAAGAAAAGTAATGGTATGTATTTTAGAAACAGGTGGTATTAAATGATATATAAAATCCTATACATATCATTATTCATAGTATTAAATAGAATTGATATAGTAATACTAATAGTATTATGTTTCTTTATAAATGAATGTATAAAAAAATAAAAGGGGGAGATTATGAAATATCAAGTAATAGATAATAATATTAAAGTGAAATTAATTAAAGAGTTATTACATATAAGAAGAGTATTAACCTCTTGTAATACTGAAATACAGAAAAATAAAGCATTGCAATGGTATTATACGTATTTAAATAAACATAGAAAGGAGATTAGATATTACAGTTTAGAAGATTATTTGTATCATATAGAAAAACATATATAAATATTTGAATATACCTACTTGTATAAGTAGGTATATTTTATTTTAACCTATATTCTGAAAGCGTTTTCATCTAATTTGTATTATCCTGTATTATCCAAAAATATTTTTAAAAATAATCATAAAATAATCAAGTAATATCAATAACATATATTTTTATACTATAAATATGCTATTATTTTATATTTTAAAAGTTGTAATTAATAGTAATATATTTTAAATTTGAAAGCGTTTTCATTTTTTATATTATCAAAAAACTCGGGGAGTATTGATATTACTATATTTAATAATAATCAACAAATTTGCGGGTAGTGATATTTATACACGTATATATAATAGAAAATATCCTAAATTCGGGGGAGTTTTAATATTTAATTTACAAATTGGCGGTAGTTTATATTATAGTATAGAGAGTATATAGTATATAGTGTAGAGAGAGATATAAATATATATTATGGGTATTAGGTAAATAGTATAATATTTTGTAATATAGTATTTCCTGTATTACCTATATATAGCCTATTTTCCTGTATTATATTATATTATGCAATATAGGGGTTTGTTATAACTTTATGTTATACTGTCTATATTATATAAAAAACTAAAAAAATTAAAAAAACTAAAAAAATTAAAAAAACACAATACAAGAGAGCGAGCATTGCTAAAAGCTCTCAAAGTCAATGCTCCGTTTACTTTGCAGGTATTGCAGCTTAAAGGTAAGAAAGGGGGTTGATAGAAAATACCTCTTTAAAATAAAAATAAAAGGAGAAAAACAGATGAAACTAAATTTAAATTCCAAAAAAGAAGAAGTAAAAAAAGAAACAAAACAAGAAGAACAGCACAAAATTAGTATAACCATTGATGATGTTACCTTATTTGATGGACTTGTTAATGTAAGATTTGATAAGAATAATAAACCGTTTTTCTTTGTGTCCAATATGGAAATTCGAGGTAACTTATTTATTAGATAAGGTTACCACGAGTAAAGAGCCTCGCTTGTAAAAGCGGGGCTTTTTTGTTTCTTCCTTGCTTGTAAAAGCAAGGTTTTTTTTTGTTTGCTTCAAGCAATACTTATACTATATAGACCCGTATACACCCTCTTATCAATATGACCCCGCCCTCTCTTATTGTAGGGTACTTATATAAATATTTTGCTTATATAAATATTTTGCTTATATAAATATTTTGCTTATATAAATATTTTG